AAGGCCTGATCGGTCCTCACGGCTCCTCGAGCGTGGACTTCGTTCGGATCTACCGCGGCGCCGTCTTCCTGTTTGGGCTCGGGCCCGAGACCGACACCGCAACGCTGGTCACAGCTTGGCCCCTTCCGGAAAGCGTGAGGATCGCATGATGTGCCCGCACTGCGCTGAGCTCGAGGAGCAAATCGCCTACCTGAAATCTGAACTTGCGCTGTCGATGAGCGAGGACAAGCTCGCGCGCCTGCGCAAAGCCCTCGGCCTCACGCCGAGCGAGGTCAGAATCCTCCTGGCCCTCTACCAGGCGCGCGGCCGGTTCTGCTCTGTGTACATGTTGGACGAGGCGGCGCCGGCCACGATCTCCGGGGACCGGAACGTCAAACACATCGACGTCCGTATCTGCCGTATTCGCAAGAGGATCGGCAAAGCCGCGATCGAGAACGAGTGGGGGCGCGGGTACCGGCTGAACGACCTTGGGCGACTCCTCGTGGAAGAAGCGTTGGAAGTTCAGGCGAGGGCGGCATGACCGGTATTCCAGCTATGCCGGCCAGCGTGCGCCGCATCATCGACGAGACCGCTGCCACGGTGGGCTCGAACGCCCAGGAAATGGTCGGCCCCCGAGCCTTTCACCGCCTGGCTCATGCCCGATGGCGTGCGTGGGCGCGCATCATGGACGAGGTGACGATCAACGGAAGGGAACCTAGCCTTCCGCAAGTGGGCGTCTGGTTCAACCGAGACCACACAACCGTTCTCTACGGGCTCCGTCGCCTGGCCTCGGACATGACTTGGGTCAAAAGGTCTCGTCGCAACGGCCCGGCGTCACATCGGCATCAACTGATTGCCGACATGGCGGAGATGCGCTCGTGAACGACTGGTGCAATATTCGATCAGTCCCCCCTGCGGTCGCCGCTCTGGTGCTGGCGCAGTTCTTCCTCCTGCGGAGGGAGCGGGGGTGAGCCTTACGCCCGAAGTCCTCGATGCCCTCCTGAAAGCCGGCGCCACGGCCGAAATGATCGTGGCCGCCGTCAAGGCAGAGGCTGCCGCACAAGCCGAGCGCGACGCTGATCGACGCCACAAGGCGGCTGAGAAGAAGCGTCGCCAGCGTGCCGTGTCCCGGGGACAGGCGGGGACAGACGGGGACAACGAGGGACGGCAGGGGACTTCCCCCGATAAAGAAGTTTCCCCCACACCCCCTTCAAGAAATTATCCCCCTAAAGGGGGAAATATAACCGCACGCGTACGCGAGGCGAGCCCCGAGTTCGATGCCTTCTGGCTGGCCTACCCCCGTCGCGTCGGCAAGGACGACGCTCGCAAGAAATTCGCGACGGCCATGCACGGCGGCGTGACCGTCGCCGAACTCCTCCGGGCCATTGAGCGCGACAAGCAGCGCCAATGGGCCGGGCGACCACCCGACATGATCCCGCACCCGGCGACCTGGCTGCACCAGGGCCGGTGGAAGGACGAACCCGAGCAGCATCAACCCCAGGCCCAGGGCCAACCCCATGAACGCCGTCACCCGCCAAACGACAAATTCGAACGCCGTCAAGCAAACCTTGAAAGGGCTCTCACCGGGTTTGACGTCGCTGTTGGCCTTCGAGCCCAGCAATCTGAGGGCGGTTTCTGAAATCGCTGGAAGCCCGGTGCTGCTGGCGGAGGCCAAGGCCGCCCTGCCGGCCATCGAGGCCCGCGCCAAGGCCCCGGCGACCCATGGCGAGATCAAGCTGATCATCGGGGCGAAGTTCAGCACCTACCCCCAGCCGGAGCGGAACGACGGCGAATGGGCGATGTTCTGGGCCGACTACATGGCCGTGCTGGAGGATGTGCCCGGGTCGGCTCTGGAAGCGGCCATGGATGCGATCATCCGGGATCCGAAGATCGAGTTCCTGCCCAAGCCCGCCAAGCTGCGCGAAATCGCCATGATGACGGAGAACCGGGCCGTTCGCGCCTTCGATCGCGCCCGCCAAGCCATCGAGCATCGCCCGCCGGCGCCGGATGAACCCAAGGTACCGCTGCCCGAACTGAAGCTGCGCGGCGATCGTTTGGAGCCCAGTGACGCCGACAAGGAACGTGTCCGCCGCCAGATGCGCGAGTACATCGCCCAAGACGACGCCCGGAAGGCGCGAGAGGCCGCCCAGCGCAAGGCCGACGTTCCCGACACCGCCGGCCCAGCCGATGAAACCGGCATTACCGCCGCCATGCGCGTCAAGATCGCCAAGGACCGTGCAGCATGACCCCCCACGAGATCTCCGTCATCTGCCGCTTCAGCCGAAACGGCGTCATCCCATGGCAGTCGGTGGCCGTGATGCTTGGCCGAGACCGCGCCAGCCTCAAGGCCGAGTACGACAGCTTGTCGATGACGCCGGTCACTCTGGATCCGCCGAACATTGGCCCCATCGAGGCGCTTCCTGAGCCTGAGTGTTACCGCTCGACCAAGGATCGCGGCCCCGGCTTGCGCATGGAGATCCTGGGCGCCCTCATTCGCCGCCGGCGATCCGCCGCCGACCTGGTGTCGATCACCTGCGCCACGATCTCCGGCGTTCAGTCGACGCTCAGCCGCATGAAGGCCGATGCGATCGTCTCGAACGATGGCAGAATGCCCGCGACCTGGGCGGTGACGGAGTTTGGTCGTGAAATCTGGCGTCGTGAGCGCGAAGACGAGGAGAGGGCGGCACGACCCTTCGACACGGCAAGACTTCCAGGGCAGGAGAGTGAGCATGGACCGAGACAGCACCGTGATCTTGTTCATCTTGCTGACCGGCGTGCTCATCACGTTCGGCACGCACATGGGGTGGCTATGACCGACCCCCTCCGCATCAAGCGCGCCAACACCAAGGGCCACACCCTCACGGTCAGCAAGACCGGCGAGCGCTACGACGTCCGCATCAGTGGCGGCCCGAACATCACGGCCGAAGAGCTCTCCCAGATCGAGGCGTATATCGGCGATGATCCGGACGGCGCGGCGACGTTGGAGAAGCTGCGCAATCGGGCGTCGGCATGATGGGACTGGACCGAGAAGAGCGCGCGGTTGTTGTGCTCGCCCTAGTTATCGCAGGCATGCTTTGGTTTGGGTCGTCAGCAGGCTTGTGGCAATGACTGGCCGCCCTTCCAGCTTCACCCAGGAGATCGCGGACGAGATCTGCGCTCGTGTCGTCCAGAGCGACTATGGCTTGGAGCAGGTCTGCGAAGAGGACGACATGCCGTCAGCAAGGACGGTGTTTCGGTGGCTTGCGGCCAAGGAGCACGAGTCCTTCCGTCAGCAGTACGCGCGCGCGAAAGAGCTGCAGGGCCACGTTCAGGCCGATCGCGGCACACGTGACGCACTGCAGGCGACTGACGCGGGCCTGGGCCGGCTGAAGTTCGATGCGCGCAAGTGGCAGGCCTCAAAGCTGGCCTCGCGTGTCTACGGCGACAAGGTCGCGCTGACCGGCGCGGACGGCGGCGCGGTGCAGTTCGAGCGCATCGAGCGGCGCATCGTGGACCCGATGGTCTCCGAAAAACCCGGGTTGAGCCGCCCATCTGAGGCGAAGTCACCCAATACGGTTGACTGATGGCCGTCCTCGCCATCGACACCCCGCGTTGGGCGGTCCCGCTGCTGGAGCCGAGCCGCTACAAGGGCGCCCACGGCGGGCGAGGGTCAGGCAAGTCGCACGAGCGGGCCGAGGCGCTGATCGAGCGCTGCATCATGGCCAAGACGGACGCGGTCTGCATCCGTGAGGTCCAGAAGTCGATCAAGCTGTCGGTCAAGCGCCTGATCGAGAGCAAGATCGAGAGCATGGGCGTCGGCCACCTGTTCAACGTCCAGAAGGACTGGATCGACGCGCCGTTCGGAGGCGTGATCGTCTTCCAGGGCATGCAGAACCACACGGCCGAGAGCATCAAGTCGCTGGAGGCCTTCGACATCGCCTGGGTCGAGGAGGCGCAGAGCCTTTCGCAGCGGTCCCTCGACCTCCTGCGCCCCACGATCCGCAAGCCCGGCTCCGAGCTGTGGTTTACCTGGAACCCGAACCTGCCGACAGACCCGGTGGACGTCCTACTGCGTGGCGAGAGCCCGCCGCCCGGCGCCATCGTCGTGCAAGCCAATTACCGCGACAATCCGTGGCTCCCCGACGTCCTGGCCGACGAGATGGCCTACGACCGCGGGCGCGATCCGGACAAGTTCGCCCATATCTGGCTCGGCGAGTACCAGAAGAACAGCGAGGCGCGGGTCTTCAAGAATTGGAAGGTGGAGGAGTTTGAGACGCCGTCCAACGCGGTCAAGCGCCTTGGCGCGGACTGGGGCTTCAGCGTTGACCCGACCGTCCTGATCAGTTGCTTCATCGGCCGATGGGAGAACGGTGTCGCGATCCCGGACGAGCGCGGCCGGCACCTGTTCATCGACTATGAGGCCTACGAGGTCGGCTGTCAGATCACCAAGACGCCGCAGCTGTTCGACACGGTCCCGGACTCGCGCGCCTGGCCGATCACGGCCGACAGCGCCAGGCCCGAGACCATCGCGCACATGCGCGGCAACGGCTTCCCCAAGATCGTGCCGGCCATCAAGGGCGCGCGGTCGATCGAGGACGGCGTCGAATGGATCAAGACCTATGACGTGATCATCCATCCGCGTTGCGTCCATGCGATCGATGACTTCACGCTCTACAGCTTCGAGACGGACCCGCTGACCGGCCTGGTGACGAACAAACTGGCCGACAAGTCCAACAACGTGATCGACGCGGTCCGCTACGCCTGCGAGGGGGCCAGCCGTGCCGCCCGTGCCGCCGCGCGCGAGACCGCCGCCAAGACCGTCACCATCCCCAAGACCGTCACCGCCTTCAACCGAGGGAGCGCATCGCGGTTCTCCCCCCGTCTTTGACCTAGCAAGACATCCGCCATAGCCCCGAAGCATCCGCATGCGGGGCGCCATGGCCGACTATCTCGACGACGAAACCGACGAAGCCCCCGACAGCGCGAAGGACCGCGACTTCGTCGAAAAGGTGCTGCGCAAGTTCGACAGCGCCTATGTGCCCGTCCAGGAAGAGCGCGCGCTGAACCTGCAGGATCGCCGGTTCGCCGTGATCGCCGGCGCGCAGTGGGAGGGTCCGTGGGCCGACATGGCCGAGAACTCGGTCATGGTCGAGATCAACAAGACCGCCCAAGGCGTGGAGAAGATCGAGGCCGACTATCGCGCCAACCGGATGATCGTCGACTTCCGCGGCGTGGGCCTGGGGGCGGACGAAGAGACCGCCGACACGCTCGATGGCATGTTCCGGGCCGACTACTACGTCAGCAAGGGCCAGCTTGCCACCGACAACGCCTTCCAGGAGGCCGTGCAGGGCGGCATGGGCGCCTGGCGGCTGAAGAACGTCTACTACGACGAGCACGACCCGGACGACGAGCGCCAGCGCGTGGCGTTCGACATGATCGGCGACGCTGATCAGAGCGTGTTCTGGGATCCGAACGCCCGCCTGCCTGACAAGTCCGACGCGATGTGGTGCGTGGTCATCACGGCCATGTCCAAGGACGCCTATCACGAGGAATACGGCGAGGAGTCCTGCACAGAGTTTCCCAAGGGCCTGGTCAAGCCGTTCTACGACTGGTTCCCGCCCGAAGTGGTTCGGGTCGCCGAGTACTACGAGGTCGAGCTCAAGGCCCAGAAGCTCCACGTCATGCGCCACAGGGCGACCAGCGAGGAGCGCCGCGAGTGGGCCGGTGACCTGGCCGAGGGCGAGCTTGAGCAGCTGGAGCAAGAAGGCTGGCGTCTGCTGCGCTCGCGCAACGTCAAGCGCCGGCGCGTCAAGAAGTGGGTGCTGAGCGGCGCCGAGGTCCTGGAGAAAGGCCGCCACATCGCCGGGACCGAAATCCCGATCATCATGGTGTACGGCAAGCGTTCGTACATCGACAACCTGGAGCGTACGCGCGGCCACGTCCGGCTCGCGAAGGACCCGCAGCGCGTCTACAACACCCAGATCAGCAAGCTGACCGAGACGGCGGCCACGTCGCCCGTCGAGCGGCCGATTGTCGATCCCGAGCAGATCGCGGGCTATGCGAACGATTGGGCCGAGGCGAACATCAACCGCTCGCCCTTCTTGCCCTTGCGGGCCTTGCGCAATCCGGATGGCACGGTCGCAGTGGCCGGTCCGCTGGGTATGCTCACCCCGCCCCAGCTGCCGCCGGTCCTCGCCGCCCTGATCCAGCAGACCGGCGCCGACATCGCCGAACTGACCTCGTCTGACGACGGCGCGGCCATGACGCAGAGCAACGTCTCGGCCGACGCCATGGACATCGCCGCCCAGCGCACCGACGCCAAGTCCGCGATCTACATGGACAACATGAAGTCGGCCTGGAAGCGCTGCGGCGAGGTCTGGATGTCGATGACCCGCGACAACCTGGTGGTCGAGGGCGACGAGGTCGAGATCATGTCCAACGACGACAGTCCGTCGATGGACACCGCCGTCATCGCCGAGCGCGTGACGGACGATAAGGGCCACCGGATCCGCAACGACATCGCGCGCGGCAAGTACCACGTGATCGTCGACGTAACCGAAGCGACGGCGACCCAGCGCGACAAGACGGTCAAGCGCTGCCTGAACGGCGCACAGATCGTCGGCGCCACCGATCCAGAGCTGTCGACCGCCCTGACGCTCACCGCGTTCATGAACATGGACGGCGAGGGGATCGGCGACCTGAAGGACTGGGCCCGGCAGCGCGCTCTGTCGATCGGCCTGGTCAAGCCTACGCCCGAGGAACAGCAGGCGATGGAGCAGGAGGCCGCCAATCAGCCGCCCGACGCCCAAACGAACGCGCTTCAGGCTCAGGCAGAGGCGTTGCAGGCGTCCGCCGTCAAAGACGCCGCGCTGGCTGACAAGGCCAAGGCCGACACCCAGCTGTCGCTGGCCAAGGTTGGTCAGACCGAGGCCGACGCCGCCAAGACGCGCTCGGAGATCGGGCGCGGCGAGCAGGAACACAAGGTCGGCATGTTCGAGCGCCTGAAGCAGGGCGCCGGGTCGTTCTTCTCGCCCAAACCCAATGGCGGGAAGCCGGGCGGGCCGGAGGCGCGGCAGTGAGCGTGCTTCAGATCGTCCGTCCGGAGGTCGACGACGACGTCGTGGCCGTTTTGGAAGAGGCGCTGGAGAAGGCGAAGTCGGGCGAATTCCGCGCCGTTGCGCTGGCCGTCGTGACCAACGACCGGCAGATCGGTTCGAACTGGGCGTTGGGCGACGCCTTCGCCATCTTGCTCGGCTCGACCGCCTGCATGCAGCGCGACATCATCGAGGATAGCGCCGAATGAGCCGCCGTGTCCGCATTGAGGCCGCCCGCCTCGCCGTTGACGCGGCCGCTGCTCTCGATGACCACGTCAACGCTGCGACCGTCCTGTCTCTCGCCATGATGTGGGAGACCTGGATCCTCGATGGCGGCGATGAGACGCAGCGACGGTTCAAGCTGCTGCCTGAAGAGGACGCCGTGGTCCTCCAGTTCGTGAAGCCCCGCTGACCCCCAATTTGACGCGGCAAGACTTCCGCCCGACCCCTGATCCCATCGGTATCCGGCCGCCGCAAGGGCTGAGCGAAGGGGTCAGAAATTGGCTGAACAGGCAGAAGCGGACGACGTCCACGACGAGGACATCGAG